CTGCCGCCGGTGCAAGCAGCGGTGGAACGTGTCCGCCCTGGAACCTGGAGAGAAGGTATATATCTGCCCCAGGTGCGAAAGGGGGTGGGGATATGGTGAAGATCAACGGGAACGAGATGTATATCGAAGGGAAGAGACCGTGGGCCGACGCACCCTCTGAACCCATCCCCGGCCAACGCATCCGGAGCACCATGCTCTATCCTGGATTAAGCTGGGATTTCCCGGAAAAAATCCAGCAATGCCTAAATTGCACCAATCCGGAGTGCAATGGGCGGTGTCCAGGCAAAAGGCCAACACGTTACCGCACTCCCATGCCGGAGGACTTTCCAGAGAAGAATAGGCTGCTTCGATGTACCGATCTGGCAGAGCATTACGGCGTGAGTGATTGGATTATTTGGCGATGGAGGAAGGAACTCCGGAAGAAAGGCGAAAAATAAACTCTGCCGGTTTGCAGCACCGGCAGAGTCCAGAAAGGAGAATAAAATGAAAAAATTATTTTCTCTTTATTCTTAAGCTTTATTGTAACAAAAATTGGAGGTTTGTCAAGATGGAGGAACGAGTAAACTTTTTCCCTAAAAAGGTGGTCGTAGAGGTTTCTGCCAGAACATGCCGGAACTTTATCTTGGACACATGCCTGGATGACTTCATGGATTACATGTTCTTATATAACAGTTTCACCATGTCGGCCTATCTGGACGAGAAGATGGACCTATTTCAGGAATACCTGGACTGCGGCGAAAAGGGGGAATGACTTATTG